GCTCCTAAGAACTGACGTTCTCTCCCAAAGGGAGTTACTAGCATGTGTGTTTTGGAGATTGTGTCTTTAACGTACTGGTGAAAGATCTTCTGCACAGAAGGATCGTGCGCAGCGACTTTCTTGAGAAACATGTTACAATCGCTCTCACTAAAACTAAAGCCTTCTTGCGCCAGTGCATCGCTCATACGACCAGCTTTCATGTCGTAGTTGCTAGCATGACGAGTTTTCTTCCCAAGATACCGCTCCATTGATTCTTTCCACTCATTAGGAGTCTTCGCATTGAGTGGGATGCCGAAGATAACAGAAGCAAGCCGAGTGTGCCGACCGTAAACGTCAGTATCATCTCGTAGTTCCTTGAGTGCTTGATGATTCTCAGAGAGCGCACTTACTGGCCAATCTTCAGCACTGATCTGATCGACCATTAGGAAAATGTTTCCGGGTCGAGATACTAGACAGCGCCGGTACATGGACGCTACGTCTGAGTGCTTCGGAAAATTCTGAGCATTGTTCCCAAATCCAAAAGTATGTCTTCTACTTGAACGTCGTCCTGTGAGCGTTCCGGCGACATTATAGTTACTAAGAAAGAACGCGTTGGAATCTCTACTGAGCAATCTAGCGTTAAGATAAGAGGAGTAGAGTTTACCAAGCTCTCTAATCTTAAGAATTGCTCTAATCGCAGGATCTCCTCCGGGATACGCAAACTGATTCTTCGAGAGCATCTTCTGGAGAGCGAGTTCTCCGGTTGAGTAGTTTTGTCCATAATCTCCCTCTGAATTCTTTTTTGTGATCTTGACAACTTCATAGCCAAGAGTTTTTAATCCTGTCAACAGCGCAAACTTACCCTGTGTCGCATTGATATTAATTGCGCCGCCAGCATTAAGACCTTTGACAGCCTCATCTGGAGCATTAGCCGCGCCGACAAAAACCTTTGTTCCCCACTGATTCGATGCGATAGCTAGTTGTCGCGTGACTTCCGCTTTAACGATAGCTTTAGCCTCTGCGATTCGTGCTGTATTGACGCAGATGCCGCGGTTGCCTATTTCATAATAGGCTACTTGAAGAGCGTGTTCATAGGAATTGGTTACTCGATCTGGCACTACAAACCTTCTCTTTCCAGAATTGCTTTCATAGCATCAACCTCAGCAACAATTTTATCCAACTCATGTTGAAGACTCAAAATATAACAAATTGGAATAATCTCTCTCAGCATAAGAGCGATTTCACGGATTTTTGCCAGGTGCTTGTTCATTGATTCTCCTTACCTCAATTGCGGCCGTTCGTTAAACTCAAGTTCTTGTGCGTCGTAGATCTCTCTTGTGATGCAAGCATCCAGACAATTGTATCTACGAAATTTGTCCATATATTTAAGTGTCCAATGATGGCCATCATCTTTGTAATAGGGTTCACGAGTATACTGTCTCGTCATAAACTGTAACTTATGACTCAACTCTGGCCACAAGATATGATGGCGCAGCAGAGTATCTTGGACTCTTTCAAGTCGTATCCTAAACCCCAGCATGTTATGAAACAATGCGTCATAGTTAAAAAAGTTCTGACCCAAGAGAATCGGAACATTGTAATAGAGATCATCAAGTCTTCTCCAGAGTTCTCTGTTCTCGCTTGGCTTATCCCTAAAGAGCTTGAAACTAATCCCAAACGTAGCCGAATCAGCAAGACCCATCAATAGTGGATACCCTGGATGTGGAGAATACTTCTGGCTTCTATACGTGGGATTCTCGATATCGTCAGACAAAATCTTTGCGCTACGAAAACGCTCAAGATATACAATTAACTCATCCATATCCATGTCGTGATACTTCATCACACGTTCTGGAAGAGCTTGAAGTGTGCCATGTTTCTGCCAATACTTAAACTCATCGCGGACTTTCTGTAAGTCCACATAGGTAGTGATGTTCCGCTCTGTCCAATCCGCCACGCATCTGTCAGGACCATAGACAGGGATCATGTAATGTGGATACGCGAGTGACGGCGCCGACAACAGAGAGCCAGCGTACTTCTGCAACTGTCCTGCACTCGTAGTCATTAGTTTAGGCTCTCTTAACTCCGTCAAAAACCAACCTGCCGCGTCTCCTAGAACGAGGACAATCGGAGGAGTATAATGCACTAACTCAGCATCCAGACTAGCATAAGCATGAGCATCGTCAGTGTTTGGAGCACGAGAAGTAAAATAACAATCTGATTGATTGATACCAGCTTCTTGAAGCATCTTGAAGAATACATGACCCATTCCTCCTGAGAAGAGTGTGCCCTTGTCAGAGCCGTAGGGTTTAGCTAGTATAACCCAAATGCGAGATGTTGGTGTACCACGCGGGCCAATATAGGGCATCAGTGTTTACTCCTTGCTGCGTACTTTCCTGTTAGATATCTAAAACTGCCAGCAAGAGCTCTGCATATCTTACACTCTCTTGCCCCTCTTACATTTATGTACGTGTTTTCTTCTGTGTATAGATGGTTTCTTGGACAAGATACTTTAGAGTCGTTGAAATGATGCCCTTCCTCCACACAATCTTTTACATTTTCGAGCTGGGTTCCACTGTATAGGTGTTCTGGATTAAAACACCTTCTTGAAGAACATTCTTTTTTATGGTTTACGTTTAGATTTTTCTGGAACTCCGAAGGTCTAAATAAGGCAAAACTCAGTCTATGAACACGCCAATCTTCATTCTTAAAAGACATAGTACCATAACCAGTTTTCAAAACTGATCCGGTCCATAACCAGCAACCATTGGTGGTTATAAAACGACTACTCAGCAGTCTTTTTTTCGTTCTTTCTTCATAGGCAATATCGTAGATCATTGAACACGCTCCCAAATATCCCTGAGCCAAAACAGTTGTTTTACCGAGCAAGAGGTTTGCATCCCATCAATAAAGGCACGCTCTTTGAGAGACAGCTTAAAATAAGTTTCTGTCGTTGCTGTCAACATGTTGACAATCCTACCCGCTTCTTCAAGACGCTCAGCGGGATCAAGAGTACATTCACTTAGAGAGTGGTAGCTCATCTTCCTTCTCCTTTTCTCTAAGCTCCCTCAAGAGCCTAGAGAAAAAGAGGCGACCTCCGTAGAAGTCGCGCTCTTTCTGTGTTAGTTCTTGATCAGATTGGTTGAGTGTTTTTCCGTACAACCCGGCACGGCACATTTGTACTGCCGCACTTCATTGCGCTTCTTACCCTGATACTCCGTCTCCGCAAGCTCAACCTCCATCGTTTTGTTGAGCAGCGGCCCCTGATACTTCCACTGTGAAGGATCATCAGGATGTGTGTCCGAGCCTTCAAAGAATCCCGGCAACGTCAGATGAGCTTTTTCGGTTCCAGCAAACTCATCCTGCACTTCTTCCATCGGCAAGCCAGTAGCATGAACGAAGTCAAGGATAATAAAGCCGGCCTTAGAATTAAGACCAGCGAAAATCCTGCGGCCATCATACTCTGAGTTGTTGATGATAGCAAGTTCAGCGTTCAGTGACACAGACTCTCCATCCTTTGATGCCTTCGGACGGAAGTTCTTGACTTGTAGTGTGTACCATCCTGCTGGTACGGGCAATGCTCCAGAGAGTTCTTCTTTCTGATAAGACATTTGAAATGCCATTGTGTACTGCTCCTTATTCTTTGGTTTTGAAATTCAGTTAAAGTTTTGCTAAAGTCGCTCGTTTAGCCTTATGCTTCGCAATCATGTCCATGATGTTAGGCGGTTCGGTAGCATCAAGTAACATTGTAGTCGATGCCGTCACATCATACGTTGGCTTGCAAGTGACTTTATAATTCTGCTTACCGTCAACCTGAATACGGTAAACTTCATTGAAAAGACTGAGAATATTTTGAAGATACTGAGGACTAACCACTACCTTTCCAGTGTATTTGGTTTCATCCTTAGTAGACTCAGCGTTATCCTTCTCATCACGTTCGTGGAAAACAAAGATCATGTTCACTCCAAGTGGTACAAGCTCACCGATAAGATATTCGCAGTACCTTTGTACTCCTACCACAACGTCCCAATCTTTTCCTTTGTATACAGTAGTAGAATTACCTACTCTAATACCCTTGAAAAGCGTAGGAGCTTGTCTGCGAATCTCGTCTTCAAGAGCTTTTACCATAAATGTAACAGAATCAAATACAACAGTTGTTGGAAGAGTCAGACCTTTAGCCTTATTTGCTTTCATTACTGAAAGATCTGACTCAATCATAAGCATTGTCGGTTTAGAAAGAATAAACAAATCAGGTTTACCTTCCAGCGACTCAGCACGATCATCGAAGTCATAATATCTGATCGGACCCGGCGCTGTTGCAGCAAACCAACTCTTCCCACTCTTCGGTACTCCCATAATGGCAATTTTGAGACGCTCTGTGGCGTGTACATCCTCAGAGCGTACTCCGACCATGTTTGCGAAAGGATTTGGTGTCGTTCCCATTAGAGTCCTGCTCCTTTGGAGTTACTTTTTTGCGGTTACTATAGGTGCAGTATCTGCCACTACAACAGCTTGCGCTGCTACCAGAGCCGCCTCATCTGCGGCTGTCTGTACATCTTGTGCCAGCTCACTGGAAGCATGAGCGCGACACTTCTGATACTGCGTTACAGTTTGTGCCTCCGGATTCTCATCCGTCGGCGTGTCAGTAGTAATTGTGACAAGAAAATCCCCCGCTCGCCAGCATTGCATATGATTTGCAAGCATCTGCTGACACTTAGTAATCTGCAAATTCGGCAGACTTGTCACAGGTTCGTATGTTTTCGTTGTTGCCATGTGCTACTCCTTCTCCTGCTTGTTAAAATGTTGTAGGTTTAACAGTCTCCGTATCCCAGATCGGGAGCTTGAGGAAACCATTGTTGAGAGTAGCTTGTTCTGCTTCTCTAGAACTTTGTCTGCATACATCTCTGAATGCACACGTTGTCATGTGCCAGTTTGTGCAAGCTGTGGTGTTACGCCAGAGAGGAAAACTAGCTGCAAAACTTTCTGTATCGAGAATTAGATGCTGTACAGTTGCAAGCATCCTATAACGATAGGCTTCGAGCTGCTCTGACGTCTTCCTAATCGGCACGCGCTTAAACCGTTCTTGCGGTGTGGAAGCTGGTTTCTTCTGAATTAAGTTCATTAGAATCTTCGAGCAGTCACGCTTTAAGAGCTGGTCCTCCGGTACAAACTGCGGAAGAATCTTCGAGAGTGCATAAATGTACCCTGTTGGACCTTCCTCTGTCTCAAACTGCATCCCAGGATCGCCGCGAAAAGCACCCATTGTCTTATGATCTATAGGACAGATGAAATATCCATCGTCTACAATCAGGTCCATTCTACCAGCGAGATAGATTTCAATATCCTCGCCGATGTACAAGGGAACTTCACCGTTTCTGCCGAAGGAAACTTCTGTACCAAGAACTCTGATCTTCTCATTCAGCGGTGACATTACAGACGCATACTGCATCAACAAGCCAGCAAAACCGAACGCGCCGCCGATAACCTTAAACTCTTTATGCTCTGAGTGAACATCCATACTCATTTCCTGCCACTCGGCCATAGCACGAACAGAAGCCCACTTAGTAACATCAAAGTCAGGATTCTTAAACTCCTGATAATACATCTCCAACATCTTATGAAGCAGAACGCCAAAGTCCAAATACCACGCACGTTCTTCTTCTCCTTCTTTGACGCCGGATTTCTTTTGATAGCCTTGGACGTTGGAGTAAAAGAAATGCTGAGAACAGTTACGATAGGTGCTAAGCATGTGATTATCTATGACGATAATCAACTTCTGCTTGACCTCATCGTAGTGTATCCACGGCAACGGTATACGATTGAGAAACTCAATCAACTGATCGGAGGGTTTCATATTATTGTCCTTTGCAGATGTTGTCGATCTGACGTGATTCTGGAATAATGTCCTCGTACAACACAGGCACCAGACGCTTGAATTCTTTCAACAATGGAATCGTCACCTGCCGCATCTGTGGGTGTGCCTCTTTGCTGGTTCTCATCAGGAAGAAATGACGCCACTGCCTAAGATTGAAAGTCACTATTATCTTGCTGGAAAGGGCGTTCGGAAATACACTCCTTGCTTCTTGTGGGCGCCAACCCCTGTCCACAAGAGACTGGTAGCGTTGTTCTGCCGACTCTATGGCTTTCAACCAATCATGTTCGTATAAGCAATTCTGAGTATGTCCAGGTTTCAAACAATGAGTCCATGCCGGCTTATTCGCCTCCCGAAAACACGATGTAGATTCACGTGGCTCTTGTCCTGCAAGGCACAGAGGACACACCACATCCGGTTTTGGGTAGATGAACGTCGGCGGCATCTTCTTCGCATAGTTCACAAACCGCGTCGATTCCTGCGTGTACGCAGCCAATCGGTGTCGAACGATTTCATGTGTAATGCCACGGTCAACCAAAAACTCCACTGAGGCTGATACATGTTCAGTCACCGACCAGTCACCGTGTTGAAGAACCACAGCGCGGATGAACTTTTCACACTTAGCGACTTCAGCCAGTCTAATTTCTTCAGCTGCATCACTTAGAGGGCCGCCAGTATTCATTAGATACTCGCGCTCGGCAACTACCAAAGCAGTTTCATCTTCCGAGCGATGACTCACACGCGCAGCGTACTCGATACGCTTCAACGCGCCAGCAAGCAACTCTGGCTCCATTATCTTTGCGTAAGGTTGTACAATCTTCATCCTATTTTCTCCAATTCTTCAAGTTGCTGAATTACTTTGTTGAGATAAAACTGAGCTTTCTTCAAGTCTTGCAGCATATTTCCTTTGTGCTGTGCTCTGGCAACATACTTCACAATCTGCCAAAGCAACGGACTTGTTGGAAACCAATCCTGTAGTACATCTATAACCTCAAAACGTCCAAAGGTATAGTGCGAGGGATGGTTCACAGGATCATCGCTGAGAAGTTTAAGAGATTCTTCTGCGTTCTTTTTCAATACTTGCTCAACGTAGTCCGCACTAGGTGAGTTGTATCTAACATAGCTCATGTCAGTCGGTTTTGCTTTTTTCATTTCTCCTCCTACGCTTTCTTAAGCATCGCTGCTATCTTATCCATCGTCATTCCTTTGGCGGCCATGTTCTTGAGCAGCGCCGCTATTTGTTCTTGCGCCTTGGTCTTCGACACCGTGCGAGTTTTCTTCACAGTTGTTGTAGTAGTCTGGTTTACACCTGTTGTTGAAGGTGTTAGGTGAATCTTCACACCGGCGTACCTGTGCATTTTGGCTGTACGACGTTGCTCTTGCTCAGTGCACATCAGTGACAGAATGTTTCGATGATACTCAATACTAAGATCAAGCTCAAGATCGGATAATTCTACAATCTTACGCTGTGCAAAGAGCCAATCCAGACCACTAATCTGTATCTCCCTGGCCCTGCGTCTGTAGAATACCGTCTGTCCTTCAGCATTTTTGTGTTCGTACGTCTTAGTGATAACACTCTTAGCCACCGCAATGTCACTTAGACAATTCACACAATACTGCGCATCAATCGTAGAAGCAAAGTGAAAACAAAACGCCTGACCGCATCGAGCACATCTTATTACTGACGTTGGATGTGTGAGATTTAACTCAAGACAGCAATCACATACGGTTACTGTTAGATGACCCGCTTCTTCCGGCTCAGTAGTCGTAGCTGCAAGCGGAATATCCGTTGTCGCTGCTTCTTCCACAGAGATTTCCTCAGGATCATCGGTAGGTACAAAAGACTCGTCAACTTGCTCGACGAGTTCATCTTCTGACTCATCAGACATGTTTCTCCTTTTACACACTTATGCTACAGAAACTCGCTTTGTCACTTGGCGCCTCAAAGCCTGTTTACCTTTAGCCATTTCTTCTAAGGCTAAAGGAAACGCTTCGGGAATCTTATCATCATAGAACATTGTGAGCAAAGCTCTTACAAGAGCTGACATTTCTACTCTTACGTAGGCTTTGTTCAACTCATCTCTCTGCCAGTTATAAATCCTAACTGTGGAAGCTACTGTTCTAGAGCTTTGATTAGACATTTTGACTCCTATACAGTTTTTTGAGAGTTTCAGTGATTTCCTGATATGTATATCCTTCTCTGTGCTCTGGTCGTAGTCGTGGTGGTATCGCTCTTAGTTTTCTATCTCTTGCATTGTCAACTGAAGTTCCATAGTATAAATGATCTGGATTGACACATTTCGGATTATCGCATTTATGACATACACAGACACAAGCTGTAGTAGGTTGAGCTAACTTAAAATAAATTGCTACGATACGGCTTATTTTTATTTGCCTTCCACCCATTATAAGACGAGGATAATCAGTCCCATTATATTCGATGCAAGGTTCGTATGTTTGAAGTCGTCTATCAAACATTACCATCATACTAAAAGACATTGTTTTTGACCTCCCTAGACCGTTCGGCGCATCACCGACCCTAAATCCATCATACCTTAGGTGTGCACAGGTGTCAAGGGGCGAAAAAAGAGCTGCATACGGGGGTTAAGTCGATGAATCGAAAGGGGTTAACCCGAAAATGAAAGGCCGACCCCATGAGACGGGCATCGGCCTACCGAGTGAGCTAGTGTGAGCGTTCTTACAATACTTCTGTAAGCTCAAAGCAGACAATCTCGATCTCCTGTGATCGTCGTCCAGGAACACTACGAGGTTCGAGATCTATATCCTCTCCATATCCTCTCCATCCCCAGCGTCCTGCTCGCCAAGCGTTCAGAGTGTTAGAGGCAGCACTTCTTCTTGAGAATAACCGTGGATTTTCTTTTGAATCAAAGTCTCTGTAAGAGTTCATTCTTCCTCTTTTTCCATGTGGAAGGTATAAACCTGTTATACTGTCTCTCAAAGCGTAAGCTTTCATAGTACCTCCAACGTATCACCGTCAGTCCACAAACTTCTTACCCAGTGCGGACTTATGATACAACCGTCTGAAGCATTGTGAGCCATTGCTGCTGTGTCACCGTGATTCATAAACGCGCACCGACCAAACATGCGATTCGTGGGTGCTGGTTCGAGCCGCCAACATTGCGGGCCGCGCTTGGGATCAGTAAATGGCCCTGAGAATGTGTACAAACCTGCTGGAATCGGACCTTGATCTGCAAGGTTACGTGAGTGTATGTCGTTGAGAATAGAGTGATGGCCGCTGTAACCAAAGCCAATTAACTCTAGGTCCGTGGGTTTTACTGCGCTATCAAGCGTAGCAGGTCCGGTACCTGCCTCAACGGAGCGTTTGAAAAAAGCGCCCCAGTAGCCGTCATAGTAGTATTTCATTCTGACTCCTCAAAACAAAGACAGTCGCAGTCAGCCTCGCTACAGTCTTCGGCATAGTTAACGTGTGATTCTCTCATATGAGCACAGCTAGCACAAAGATCAGCAACATGCTCATACCAATAGGGTTCGTCATCTTGTTCTTCGTCGTCGTCAGGATCAGCTAGACCTGCGTCCTGAGGAGAAATGTAATCCGCTGGATAATGCTGCTGCTCCATCAATGCTTCTGCTTCAGCTCTTGATTGTGTCATCGGTTAATTCCTTTGGTTCTGCGAATGGTGGATGTGAATCACGCTTTGACTTTGTTCTGGCATACATAGAACAAGCGAAATACGCTGTTGGTACACTTTTGGTTTTCTTGTGAATCCACTCACCAGCAAGAGGATCATCGCATATTATCGGTCTGTTGCAGTGTTTACATCTTACTACCGACTTCGGCATACTGTCTCCTTATGTTCTCGTTCTGTGTGAGAATGTTAGCGATGTCGTTGATCGAGACGAACGCGCTGTGCGCTCGCTTGACGGTATCGGAGCCTGCTATCTTGTACAGATAATCGCCCATGCCGAGCAGATTCTCGGCGCCGGTTTCGTCAAGGATAACTCTACTATCCATGCTTGATGGAAGTTTGAAGGATACTCTAGCAGGAAAGTTGGCCTTAATATCCCCGGAGATTACCTTGACTGAAGGCCGTTGAGTAGCTAAAATGAGATGCACTCCGGCGGCCCTGGAGATTTGTGCAATGGTTTTTAAGAGTGAGTGTATCGACGGCGGACGCATTTTACGCTCAATCTGTGCTAAGAATGCGTTATCCTGATCTAGCACATCCGCCAGCTCGTCGATGATGAGGATTTTGTACTTCATTTTCTTATCCTCTTCAAGTCGGTTCCACTCTCCAATATTCCGCACTAATCCTGACATTTGTTGGTTTCGCAACCTAACATCCTCAAGCAAAACCGTAAGCGCGGCTCTGAGGTCAGAAATGTTGTTGAGAACATATTTAACATGCTCAAGTCCCTTGAACAATACGAGATCAAGGTTCTTAGTATCCACAAGGATAAACTCAAGCTCTTCTGGAGCGCGAAACAGAGAAAGCGAGCATATAAGCTGCGCGGTAAATACACTTTTCCCTGAGTTAGTAGCTCCCGCGACCAGTAAATGCGGCTGTTGAGCAAGATCAGCATAAAGGTGTTCTCCGACAGTGGACTGGCCCAGCAATAGAGGCAGCGCCATTCCACGAGTAAGTTCTGAGGTCATCATTTTATGCAGACAAGCATCAAACTGTATGGTCTGACGGTCTGCACGTGGAACAGAAATAGCAACTTCGCCGAGAGCACGTTCTACACGAACGGATTCTACAGCGAGAGAACCTGCAAATTCTTCTTCTTTATTGAGGATGCTGGAGAATTTCGGTTCTCCTAGAGGTTTGAAATAGAAGGTCCGTACCACTGGACCTTCTACCATGCGAGAAAAAAGTGCGCTGAAACCTAGAACAAAGAGCTTTCTCGTCAGCGTCGTAACTTGATGCTGAATGAGTGGGCTGTATTGTGCTAGGCGCTCGGATTGTTTTTGTGCTGCTTCTGAGGGGAGCACTAAGCGTCCTCCTTATCAAGATGACAGTCTGCTAAAGGAAAGCCGAAGTAAGCTGACAGGTCTTCGTTGTTCTTCGCTATTTCTTTAGCTGATTTCTCAAATATAAATGGATAAAATTGTCCGTTCTGAGTTACTCCCCACGAGTATATTTCCGGTGAAGAAGGAAAATTTCTTTTCTCAGCAAGTGATGTTCGTCTCATTTCTGTACCCCACTTTCTACTTGCGCTCTGAAGCTAGCAGATGACAGCATCAAACGATTGCACGGCGCAAGGTACTTGAACGCTTGCGCGAAGTTTACCTTAGCAGGGTCAAAGTGCAGAAAGTAGCCTCCGGTTTTGGAAGAGAGATACTTAAGCAGTCCAATCTCTCGTCTATCCTCGTTACCTTCGCCAAAGTATACAGTATCAATCGGGATACCAGCGCCAGTAGCCTGAGCAATCTTGATAACAACGTCAGCACTAGAAGTCCAAGCAGAACTTGTGTCCCAGCTAGAGGACATTTCAGTAGATTCTTCCGCGCTCAGCATATCCGTCGGTGAGCCATCAGTAAAAGCGATCAATCGTGTGAGCGTGGGCGTGGCTTCGAGAGCTTTCTTGAGAGTGTTGAAGAATGGTGTACCACCACTTCGTAGATTTATCTCACGAATATCACCAGCGAGCTTCAAGAGATTACTCTCAAGTTGTGTGTCACACGCTGTAGAGTTCATAAAATGAATCGCTACAGAGGTTTGATTGGGGATACAATTACGTAGATACTCGATCATCCCACGTTTCGCATCCTCAATATACCCGCCCATAGAACCAGAATCGTCAAATACAATACGATTCCGATCTGGGCACTCGCCGGGTAAAATGTAGCGCACGATTGCACTAGGATTCGTCCCTGCTGGAGCCGTGGATGCTTTACGAACTTCGATAGCTGCTCGCTTAGCGTCTACGGTGTTTTTAGGATTCTGGATTTGAAAGCCCATGTTACTTCTCCTTATTGTAACACCAGTCATGTTTACTAGCTGGTGTGTTTACTATCAAGCCAGCTTCAGCTAGGATGTCAGCCATAATAAGTTTCCTAGCTGCTTTGGTGGTTACAAGCTCTTGCAGAAGTCTCTGAATCTCAAGAGCCTGCTTTGTTTTGAAAGGATTCTTAGGCATTGTTAGTTCTCCTTTTAAGACACTCATGTCTTAACCAGTCGCGTAACTGCGCAGGTACGGTAATTTCTCTCTTCAAACCACAACGTTGACAACTAACAGAGACATAATCAAATGTTGTGATACACTCTTTGTCGTGTATCATAACTTGAGTGAGAAATTGTAGTAAGCCAAGCGCTTGACCGATCTTAGGCATTGTATACACTCCAAAGAGAGTTTAACTCCGACATTTTGGAGCCATCGCCGTTGTTACGATCAGGATGATACTTCAATGCAGCACGACGATAAGCAGCTTTGTCAATTGTCTCTCCCATAAGCTGCTTGAGCCTTTGTGCTACGGTTTCTTTCGTCATCGTAGCTTGTGCTACGGGCTTGCCGTAGTTATAGAAGAAATCTTCCGGTCGCACATGCTTGGCAGAGAAATCAATACGCTTATTCACAGCTTGTGCTGCTAGGTCTTGAACCTCAATAAGCGTAACCTTGTGCATGATAGCATCTGTGACAGCCTCCAAACGATCAAGCGTAAACTGTCCCCATTCGTCGAAGTAACTCCAGATATTAGTAGCTGGATCAAAACTTCTCTGTGCTACAGGTGCGTGCTTGAGAGAGAGCTTGCAAATCTCGAAGAGCATGTTCTCTGTTTTGCTAAGAAAGCTGATTGCGAGTTCGCCGGTTCCATGAGAAGAAAGAACTAGCTCCGTGAGCACAATTTTGCCAGAGGCATCTTTGTGGTGCTCATAGTACACGTACATACACGTACCCTGTAACCTTCCCGCAGCGACGCTGCTAAGAATGTGAGTGGTGATTAGATTGTAACGGGCGCCTTAATGGACGTTTAAGATAACCATTGAAGGTGGTTATCCCCGTTCGGTAGACAATTAGTTACCGGAGTCCTGCTTCTTCAGCTTCTTTGATCCAACGTACCCAATTTTCATCTTCAACTTGGTTAGCTACTTCACGAGCCCTGCCACTGTAAGGCAACTCATCCAAACCTTTGTGGCGTAATTTTAGACAAAAATTTTCGTTTGATGTAAAGAAAGCGTGGGTTAGAATTCTGTGCGCTCGTACAGCATGTTTCTCAGCATTGTTCAAATGCCGCATTAGTTCTGCTGTTGTAGGCATTTTGTGTTCTCCTTTTCCTCTGTTTTCTTCCTCTCAGACTTGGAACTGAGCATTGGCACATTAAAAGTGAAAAAGCTACGGAGTAATGCCCCGTTAAAACATTACTCCGTATACTGCAACTCAGCGAAATACTACAACCCCATTCTTACTCAGCAGCTTCGGTATTCTCTGCCGAAGTTTCAGACTGTGTAGCCAGCAAAAGCGCCAAGAAATCCGCTTGCTTGTCCGCCGGAACACCCATAGCATTGAGCTGCTTGATGAGCTTATCAACGTCAGAGGTGGACTTCCGAGTGGGAGGCTCATTGATAGCAGTAATGAGATCAATAGTCTCGCCGTCATGCACAGGAGTCGGCTCGCCGGCTTCTTCCTTGACTTCATCCATATAGCCAATAGCGCGA